GTTCAGATGAGTTGACACTAAACCCCCGTTATGTCATACTCATGTCATGCAACAAAAACGTCTACCACGAAAGGCAAAAATCATGACTACAACAATCGAACTAAACAGAACAGACCTAACCCAGTACGAAACTGAGAAACTACACCTCGCAGACCGCAAAGTCGCTGACCACTCTTTAGCCGTTGGCGCGTTTATGACTCGCTACGGTCGCCCAGAGGTGCTACAAGAAGCCGCTGACTTGTTCTTGTCACTACTTGACGAACTTGTAGCAGACACCGACATCCGCACAGGCGCACTTGACTACGCCATGTTCATGGCTGAGTGTGGCATGAACGACCGCCACGCGTCACAGGCATACCGCTTGCGCGAGGAGTTCCAGTTCGACCTTTACCTTGCCGCAATCAGCACACGCGAAGGCAACGAAGCAAGAAAGGTTGCTAAAATCGTGGTTCCGCTCTCTATGACAGAATTAAAGAATCTGAATCCAGCAACGGGAGTTGAGAAATGGACTCAAGCCCGCGTCCGCCGGTTGATTCGTTTTAGTGGTCTCGGCGGCTATGCGAATTTCGCTAACGACATCGGCGTGGTGACGCGCACGGTTGCGAACTGGATTTCATACGGACCTGACCATGTCGCGCCATCAAAGCTCGGCATAGCGGCTCTGGAACGCAAAGAGAAACAAATGCCGCTCGCGTACTGGCAGGAGGAGAAATGAAGCCTAAAACGAAATGTTGGATTATCACATCAGCAATTTTATTACTTTGGTCAATATGTCTTGTCATAGACTTCAGACGTGTTATTCTGACTCCGTCGATGTGGACGGCTGTGGTGGCGTGGCTGGTTTTAACGTGGACGGGAATCAGGTGGTCGTTTGAAACAAAGCGTGGAGAGGTTGAGTAGCGTGTGGCTCTGCACCCTCCCGAATATTACCGCCACCGCTGGCCTGAGCTCGCCGTGGATCTGCTCGGCGTCAAGATGCATCCGGGTCTGGAGAACATCCTCACTGCCGTTCACGACAATCACAATACCGCAATCAAAGCCTGCCACGAATCCGGCAAATCATTCTCTCTCGCCGTCCTCGCTCACTGCTGGATGCTCTCTGGATCTGACCGCGTTGTCATCACGACCGCGCCGACCGAGAACCTCGTTGTCAATCACATCTGGCGCTATTACAATTCCATCTATCGAGACATACCATACCACTCAGTCTATCCACGAGCACCCGGACTATCAAGTCACACCGTCGCTCCCGAATGGTACGCACTCGGACTCACAGCAAACCATGAGAACGCTGCCCACTTTCAGGGATTCCATGCACGGGGCGGAGTGCTGTACATCATCGACGAGGGGTACGGTGTTGAGCGTATGTTCTTTGATGCGCGAGAACGCATTGCGATGGATTCGAATAGCCGGTTTGTGGTTTCAGGCAACTGCCCGCTCGATAGCGATATCGGCGGGTCAGAGTTTTACAAATGTTTCTCGAAGGCTTCGTTCCACACGATCACGATCACCGCTTTTGATGTCGAGAATGTCAAGCAGAAAAAGATCATCATCCCCGGAATGCTCGAATTCGCAACCGTCAATCGCTGGCGGAAAGAGTACGGAGAAGATTCTCCGTTTTGGCGAGCGCGGGTCACGGCTGAGTTTCTTACAGACGGATCAATCGGGCTTATCCCTCTCGCATGGTACGAGGCGGCCGTCAAGCGCGGAGCAGATTTCAAAGCCGCAGGGTATCGAAGTGACAAGCGTATGCTGTCTGTCGATGTTGCCGCCGGCGGAGGAGACGAGTCGATTATCGGGAAACTTGAAGGCCGACTCGTTCACAAGATGGAATCCTACCCCGATCCCGATGTGATCAAGCTCGCGTTTCACGCTGAGAAGTACATGCAGGGAGACGACGAGTTCAGGTATGACCGGGCGGTAGTCGATGCGAATGGGGTCGGGTCTGGAACAGCCAGCACAATGCGAGACGATGGATTCAATGTGCTCGCGTACAAGGGGAGCGAAGGCACGGACGACACGGACTCAACGGGCAACCTGAAGTTTACGAACATCCGCTCGTTTGCCTACTGGAAAGTTCACGAGGCACTCGATCCGAACAACCCGGAGGCGATTGGACTCGAAGAGGACGACCCGAAGCTGCGCGAGGATTTAGTGGGATTGAAATACGGCGAGGCTCGCGGCGGGAAGATTCAGGTTGAGACGAAAGAGAACGTGATCAAGCGCATCGGTCGTTCGCCGGACAGAGGCGACAATCTGGCAATGGCGGTTTACGCGAGCAGGCGCGGCGGAGTAGTGGCACAGATCGCGGAGGCGATGAATCAGCCGAGGCGACGGTCGGACAATCCGCTCGAAGAGATTTTTAACAGGTAAAAGGGAAAGAAAATGAGTGACGAAAATTCTGGATTCACTGCGCTCGGAGCATTTGTTACGATACTTCTCATTCTGGCATTAGTGCCAGCAATGGCGATCTATCAGGGGTTGGCGCTCGTGAAGCTGTGGTCGTGGTTTTTGGTTCCGTTAATCGGGCGAGAATTGTCTCTGGTACAGGCAACCGGAATCATTCTTATTGTCAATTTGGTTAGCGGAAGAAGCGCAATCGAAAAAGAGTACAAAGATTCCGAGTGGTCGCAAATTGCATGGGCAATATTCACGCCCGTTTTTATTCTCGGATGCGCTTGGGTGATTCGGTCAATACTCTAATCGGCAGGTAAACCGGAAATGATACATCGCAATACTCCAATCGAAATAAAGCGCGGACATCGGGCCGTCGCTAAGGCGTTCATCGAGAGGGGGTTTCGTTTTAAGATCCAGTCTGAGCGCACCATCGAAGGCGAGATGACTGGTCGGCACGCCGTGATTTACAAGAGCGGAAGTGGCAAAAAGTTTTGTTTTGTTTATACGGACGCGATGCTAATAGAAAACCCTCCAGAGGCGATTATTGAAATTGTCGCTTGTGGGTTTCGCAATACGAGGGCGGCATAATGCTTGAACAACTTCTCTCCCGCTTCGGCTACACCAAGAGCAACCGCATCACCGGCGGGCTTGCTGTGACTGACCGGACGTTCGACACGTCGGATGATTACGACATGCCTATCGGTATCGGCGGCATGAGTGACCGGACGCTGTCACAGATGGACGTGCAGAAGCTGAACAAGCTCATGAACAGCGCGTACATGATTAACCCGCTTATTTCATTCCCGGTTGATCTGTGTGTCCGCATGACCGTGGGGGAGAAGCCAACTGTAACAGCGAACAAGCTCGAATCCGACAACTCTGACGAGGCTGCCAAAGCACTCCGCCTGCAAGCCGTGCTTGACCGTTTCTGGAATCACGAACTCAACCGCATGTCCGAACTGTTGCCACAGATCCAAGAGGACGCCGTGAAGTTCGGCGAGCTTATCCCGTTCTATCGGCGCGACCCGGCAAAGGGGAACTTGTACCTCTCGTTCATCCCGGTTGACAACGTGGTCGAGTGGGTCTACGACGACATCACGCGGCGGCAGGTTAAAGCAATCAAGATTCGCACGGCCAAAGGGGAAGAAGTCGTTCTGAACATGATTGAGGTTGACGCGGCGGGATTGCAACCAGCATTGAAGCCTGAAGTCTACGGAATGGCCAGCGGGCGCACCGTGGGCCGTCTCGTGGGCGATATTTCCTACTGGGCACTCAATCGCGGGATCAGCCAGCAGCGCGGGCACGGTGATTTCATCCGGGCGATTAAACCCGCCAATGACATTGTCAAACTGACGACCTCCATCACAGACCGGACGCAGATCAACAACCTCGTGGTTAGCGAGATCATATTCCCGCCGAATACGCAGCAGTCAGAAATCAATGAGATGCTCACGCCCGGGAATCCCAAGTATATCAACCCGCCAAATGCAAGGGATCGAGTCTCGCGCCTGTTCGGGCACACGGAAAACATCAAGTTTAACTTCGTAACAACGAGCATCCCCGCCTCTGAAAACGAGACGACGATCAACATCCTGAAGGGGAACTATCTCACCGCCGTGGGTATGCCGCAGCATTGGGTGTTCGGGCAGGGTGAGAACGCGAACAAAGCCTCGGCTCAGGAAATGGCTGACCCGGTGTTTGGGTATCTGCAATCACGTCAGACCGCCATTGTCGGCTGGGCATCAGAGGCTTGCCGGGTGGCGATCGACACGAATCGAATCTTCACCTCTGACCTCGACGGCATGACCGACGAGGAGTTCGCGCGCGGGCAGGTGCAATCCACTATTATTCGGGTATAGTACAATGGCCTCTGAAGTTATTAATGTCCGCACAGCAACTGCCGCTAAGGTTGTAATGTCTTCCGAAGAGCGCGCTAAGTTAAAAGCTAAGTTAGTTCGAGTTTTAGAGCGCGGTCATCTTAGCGATAGATTGAATGTTAACAAAACAGATAAGCATTATGAATGGGTATCGAAGGATCCCGTTGATATTGCTCGTCTGCAAGCGATGGGATTTAAAATTTGCGATGACGCAGAGCTTAAGAAGAATGCGTTACATAACGATGGGACTTCAAACATTACCGTTGGCGATGTTGTTTTGATGGAAGCGCCTCTTGAGTTGAAGGAAATGATTGACGAGGCGAACAAGGAAATCTTCCAACGTCGGCATGGTAAAAAGAGTAAGCAAGAGGAATCAGACTTTGAAGGTCGTATTAAACAAACTGGCTTACCATCATTTAACGAATCCTCGTCCGAGGCTGTTGGTGGCGAAGCCCTAAAGAACTTAGTGACTGGTAATTAAAGGGATTAACAAATGTTTCAAGTTGCTCGTACTGGTAATGGTACTGCCCCAGTTGTGCGTTGGTTAGCGTATACTGGAACGATTGTTCGTGGTGAAGTTGTTATTTATGATACTGGTAATGTGAAGGTTGCTGGTGCTGATCCGGCTGCTGCTACTATCGTTGGTGTTGCTTTACAATCTAATGATACTGGCCCCGGATTTAACCAAGCTAATGCTCCAGTTGTTTCTACGTATCGTCAAAGTAAGATGTGCATTGCTATGGCGAATCGTGAAACAGTATTTCGTGGTAAACTTACGAATGGTAGTGCAACTCGTGTTGCGCCTGTCGCTGCAAATGTTGGCGTTAATTATGGTATTACGGCCTATTCGAACGTGTACACGGTTGATAAGAATAAGACTGGCGCCGATGCTCGTGTTCAAGTTATCGGCTTTGACGATCTTACCAACGAAGTGTTCTTCAAGTTCTTAGAAGCTTTTATTAACACCAACTAACCCGTAATCTAAAATGCAAGTTCAAGGCTCTCTTAGTGTACTTTTCCGCCCAGGCATTGATAAGAATTTCCGTGATAGCTTCACGTTATGGCCTAAGGAATATACGCAATTCCTGAAGGTCGGTAATATGGATCTTCCTGAAATTCGGGCGACGATCTTAACTGGCTTCAATCGCTTAGTTGAGTTAGGTGATGGTGAACAGATTACCTATGATACGATTAAGATGGGTAATGTTGTTCAAGGTGTTGATCGTGAGTTCGGTTTAGGATATATGGTTACGCGCAAGACTGTTGAAGATGATCTTTATGGTAAGGCGAATCAGGGCGCGCGTTATTTAGCTGAAGCTGCACAGCTTACGATGGAATATCGTAGCGCTGCTTGGTTAGATGATGCGTTTACTGGCACTACCTTTAAGGTTATTGACAATCAGGCGCTGATGCATACGGCGCACACGTTAATCAATAGCACTTCGACTGTTGCAAATATGCCCGCTACGAGCGTTGGTTTATCCGTGACTGGTATTAATGCTCTGTTGGATCTTGCTATGACGTGTAAGAATGAGAATGGTGATCCCATTATCGTCAATCCCACCAAGCTTATTATCAGCAACTCTAGCGGTGAACTTAACAAGGCGCGTCAGATTTTTGGTAGCGATCTTGAGCCGTTTACTGCTGAGAACCAGAAGAATTCTCTGAAGGAACGCTTCCCGGGCCTCGTTAATAACATCGTTGTGTCGCACTACAAGTCGTCTGCTAAGAGTTATTTCTTAATTGACGATAAGCTTAACGATGCTTGGTTCCTCTCGAAGCGTCCTGTTACGATGGAGAATAGCGATGACTTTGAAACGGGTGCTATGAAGGTTAAAGCTACGACTCGTTTCTTAATCTGGGGTGTTGATTGGCGTGGTTGGTACGGCGCGAATCCTTCGTAATCCCGGAGGATTACTAAATGGCTAAAGATATTACTTGTATCCCATCGAACTTAAGTTCTGTCAACTTTGGTCATGATCGTCAGATCGCTGATGCTGTTGGCGGGCAAGTTCAAGCTTTTACCGCTGGCGCTACCTTATTGATTGGTGATGTTGTTTACATGGGTGCGGCGGCGAAGGTATTAAAGTCTACTACTGCCTCTGATTACAAAGCTTTTATTGGTGTAGTTGTTGGTGGTGATAGCTTTAATAAGGAAGGTCAAGTTGCAATCCCAGGAGATGTTAACACGCTTGGCGCTACAGCGGCAGTTGATACTGGATTAGTTTATGTTCAAACTACCGGCATTGCTAATTGCATTACCGCTGCTGCTTTAACTATCGGCGCACAAGTTGTTCCTTCTGGTGTTACTGCTGGTCGAGTTGTTGCTGCTGGTGCAACTGCTGCTAGTGTTTTAGGCGTAGTTGTTTCTGCTGGTAGCGCAACTGTTGCTGCTAAGATTAAGCTTAACGCCGCTACTGCTATTGTTGCTGTCGGTGCTGGAGCTGTTGCGATTACTGATGCAACGGATTCTGTTTCTACTGCAACTGGTAGCATTCAAACGGCTGGTGGCTTAGGTGTTGTCAAGGCTCTTTGGGTCGGGGGCTTAGCTAATATTGCTGGTGTTGTGACTTTAGCTAATGCAACTGATTCAACTGCTATTAACAATGGAGCTTTAATTGTTGCTGGTGGTATTGGTGCAACTAAAGCTTTATGGATTGGTGGCCTTGCTAACATTGCAGGCGTTGTTACGTTAGCAAACGCAACTGATGCAACTTCTAAGACTGCTGGTGGTACCATTGTTTCTGGCGGCTTAGCTGTTGCTAAGGTTTTATGGGTTGGTGGAGCTACGCAATTTGAAGGCCGCTTTGGTTATGCAACTGGTGTTGGTGGTGCTGTTACTCAGGGAGCTGGTACTGGTAAGGCTACGGCTTTTACTTTATCTAAGCTTTCTGGACAGATTACTACTGACAATGCTAATCTAGCTGCTGATGCAGTTGTTAGCGCTGTGTGGACTAACACAGAGATTGGCGCAACTGATGTAGTTGTTATCAATCATGTTAGCGGTGGTACGATTGGAGAATATACTTTCAATGTTGTTTGTGGTGCTGGTTCTGCTACTCTCTACATTGCTAATCGTAGTGCCGGTGCTTTGGCTGAAGCTTTAGTTCTCCGTTATGTTGTTATTAAGGGTGCTATTGCTTAATTCTTTAATGGTGAGGGACTTAATTCTATTCTAGAGTTGAGTCCCTTTTCCATTTTCCTCCCATCTTAGAAAAATGCATCTGCCTTTATTCGTAAACAGTATGGCGGATAAGTCTATTGTTGTTATGCTTGAGAGCGGTACTTGGAGACTATCTTCCAACTATCCTGACGGCTATGTCCTAATTGTAGATTCTGTCGATAAGGAAACTCTCAAGCATAACGACATTTTTACTCTTGCTTGCGATAGTAGAGTTTGCTTGAAAACTTCGCTAAGCAATCCCGCCTTAAAACATTCAGCTTCGGTGTACAAATGGGACTCTCAAGCTCCCAGTTGATTACTGATTTAAGAGCTAGCACCGGCGTTGATGATATTGATTATCCCGATGCTAAGTGTTTAGTGTTCTTAAATCGAAGTTGGTGGGAGATCTGTGATAAGTTTAAGTTTCGCGAAAAGGAAACTCAAACCACTCTCACTACGGTAGCTTCCACTAGAGATATTGCGGTTCCAGCAGATCTGTTAGCAACTAAGATCGCTTTAGTTATTGATGAAAATCTAGAAGATGTTCAGTTAGACCAGATTGATGAACAAATGTATGAAGAGCTTTATAACAGTGATGCTTTCTATGAAGATATTCCTACAAAGTATTACCGTTACGGTTCTTATATCCGTTTATATCCTACTCCCGACCAAGCATATAGTTTAGTAGTTTACTATTGGAAGTTGCTTACTGATCTTTCTGTGCTTAATGATCCAACAATCCCTAGAAGCTGGCACGAGATGGTTCTCTTTGGCGGGATTTGGCGGCTTAAGGCAGAACTTGGAGACTTAGAATCTAAAACTAGTTTCCAATTAGATCAGCAAAGATTAATTGAATCAGCAACTCCGATTCAAACTATTGAAACTTATGATTCTAAAATGTCACACGCGCAATACCCTGGATATGAAAGGAGTAAGTTTCGATGAGGATGGGAATCGTAGATTGCCCTAACATTGTTATTGCTATTGGAGCAACCTCTAGTAATGTGGTGGGTGCTAGTACAACGTATGAAGATGCTATGACAATTGGGATTGAAGCTCCTGCTGTTCTTGCTGAGACTTGTACTATTTATGTTTCTAAGGATGGCACGAATTTCTCCATCTTAAATGATGGCATTACAAATGTATTAACTCCTACTGCTGGCTTAGCTTGCAGTTATCCAGCTTTTCCTTGGAAATACTTTAAGTTCGTAGCAGGTGGTGCTGTTGCGGCGGCTCGAACTTTTAAGATGACTAAGAGTGTTTTAGGAGATTAATATGATTGGCGGAATGGGATTTATTAGGAGCTATGATTGGCATAGCAATACTTTTTTAACGAGTTTGATTAGCCCTTCTGGTTATATCGCACTTGGGGCTAGTCCTCCTACTAGTGGTGCGATTAGGATTGATTCTTCTTCATATAGCGACACTATATTATCTGCTACTGGTACAGCAGGATCGTCATTTAAGATTACTCAAGATGGAAATGGAGTAAACTTAAATGCAGTAACAAATATTCCATTAAGATTTTATACATTTAATATTAACAGATGGAATATTGTAACAGAAGCATCTGGTACCGCTAGTTTACAATCAATTCAAAACATAGCCCGCATCGTCGGCGGTTCCACAAATGGTTTAGCGATTCGGAATAGTGCGAATACGAGGGATAACTTTAGGGTTTATGATGATGGCAGTACAGCGATATTAACTGATGGTACGCAATCAGCATTTATTTCTGCTTCAAGCATATCTGGTGAACGTACCGCTGGTGGTATATTTGGTGGCGGGAGTTCTTTAGGTACTTGGGTTACTTCTGGTGGTTCAGCAACAGCCGGCATACTTACTGGTATTTCTTATCTTAATACTACAGACGGCCAAAGATCAGCACTTGAGGTGGCTGTTGTAGCTGGCGCTGGAGTGTTTGGTACTCTTAAGTTAATGAGATCTGGCGGTTCTGTTGTTATTGGGACTGATCCGGGTGGAAGTGAGCAATTAAGAGTTGGTAGTACAGTTAGGACAGGTGGATCTGTTGTTGTTGCTAGTGCAGCTTCAATAGGATGGGGAAGTAGGTCTATTATAAGATCTCCAATTGATAGCAGAATAAAGTTTGTAAATGCGGCAGAAACTGGTTTTAGTGGTATTGACCGTGGTCAATCTGCCGGTGAAACATCTATTTATGATTTACAAAAAGCAGTAACTGCAATCGCCGATGCAACTCCAACAGATGTTTTAACTGTAACAGTTCCAAATTCTGTACAAACTGCATCATTAAAAGTAACATTAAAAGGCGCTTTAGGTGCTGGTGGTGCAATTGGTGCTGACGAAGCAACAGGTAATGTAACTTATGATATTGCTATTGCGCGTACAGCAGGAGTAAATGCTGTAGCTGTAGCATCAGCGGCTTATGGTTCTGCAATGGCAAATGTTGCAGGTGCTGCTACAATTACAGTAACTGCTGCTGTATCTGCAATTGCTGGTGCTGTTGGAGCAGTTAATACATTCACTGTTCAAGTTACCATCACAAAGGGTAGTGGTGCTTCTGCTGCTAATAAGGGTAGGTTATTCTTCCAAGATAATGGTGCAGGTAAGACGCAATTAATGGTAATTTTTGCAACTGGTGCTGCTCAGCAAGTAGCTATTGAACCATAAGAGGATA